GAAGGTGACCCGGAGTTTTGGAAATCCATCGGCACCGCAGTATCTGAGGATAGAGTGGACGAGTTGTTCGGCAAGGATATCGCATGGACCATGTGCGACTGCCGCGATATCGTTCCCAAGTTTGATGATATGCCACGAGAAATAAGACTAATTTTAGCAAATATGGTCTTTAATATGGGCAGGGGACGAATGCTCGGATTTAAAAAGATGCTTGCCGCTGTAGATGAAAGGGACTGGTCTACCGCCGCAGATGAGATGCACGATTCCAAATGGCGGCGGCAGGTTCCCGCCAGAGCAGAGCGACTAATTAAGCGTATGCGGGCGGTCGAATAATTACAGCACGCTTGTCATATGATTTCCCCATCCAATTATTGGTCTAGGATATATGCGGCCTTTGCCTTCGACTTTGAATTTGTCGGAATCACCCAGGCGTTGCCGGTAACAGCGTTTATAGTGAGCGGCACAGTAGACGCTTGTGCTGGCTCCATGCGTAGTCTTCTCACCGCATGAGGTAAACGGGTAATCGCCCATTGGAAATTGACATCCTGATGAGTTTGATGAAGGTACTAACTCCACAAGTACTAAGGCTGGTTTTTTGGCCTTAGGCTTGGACAAACCGATCCTATTTGCTCGTCCAATTACTGCTCCTCGCGTTCGTCCAATTTCAACAGCAATATGCCGAGCAGTCATCTCGGAGCCCCATAGCTTCTTGAGGATCTGGTCTTCCTGTTCTGTCCATTCCATTAACCTATTCTCCCTCGCCTAGCTGCTAGGCGGATTTCTCGTAATTTTTCTGAGGTCCGGCGAACCTTTGCTTTATGCAGTTGTTGTCGAATGGAGTTTGGTGTTCGACCAAACCTCTTGCCTAAGCTATCGATGTGTTCGCCTTCTCGCCATGCATTGAATAGGCGTTGTAAGTCGGGGCCTGTCCATACTTTATGAGTCTTTGCCTTGGTCTTATCGTCGTCTTCTAGCGCCTTCCTAGCAACACGAGCGTACCAAGATGCGCCCATTGATAGATCGGCTACATCCACAATATCCTGTAAGGCTTGCCGAAGGTCATCGGTTCGCAGATTCGTCATACCTTCAACAGCCATTCATATTTGGCTGTCTTTATGTCGCATCCGGTACAGGTCATCTTGACCCACTTGAAGTCGTAAACATGCTCTGTCTGTTTACATTCGGGGCAGTACACGTCTTTCCCAAACTTTCCTGGATGAGTCCATTTCGGAACCGGAATGTACTGGACCTCCGGCGGTATATCTTTAAGTACTTCCTCCAGTTTAGGAGTTAAAAACAGTTTCTTTATGAATGCAAACATTACATTTCCTATCCGAATGTTATCAGAACTGTGGTCATCATTAGCATAAAGACAAACCAGCCTAATGCCTCTAAGATTACTTTGAAGTTGTATTTATAATATGAATTTTGATCAAGTTGCTTTTGGTTTTTGCGCTCAGACAGGATCTGTCCGCCTCTATTGGAGATTCTATAATAGGCCATACTAATGTGTCCTTCCTAAGAAATAGTTTGAATCTTTCAATTATAGTAGAGATCATCTCTTTTCCTCTTCAGTTACCCTTTACGCATACAGCTTACGTTTACTCTTGACATAACGTCAAATCAAAATACTATCGGCTTATGGATAATATACACAGATCTAGCATAGAATTGGCAGCACACGAGCTAAACGCTGGCTCTCATCGCATATACAAATGGCGGCATCGCCAAGCGATACCGGCCAACTGGCGTATTATGATCTCAGAGCATTTAGGTATAACGCCAGCCGAGGTAATTACGGCATATGCAATAAAGAACGATGATTAACTTATAGAAGCCAATTAGCGTATTTAAGAATGTGTACTCGTAGCTTTTATAGATCGGTAAGATGGTTATCACATCTATCATCAGTACCGGTCTTACGTTGCTCATACGCAATCAGGAACATAATACAACAAGCTGCATGCCATAGGTGAGACATCCCTGTTTCATCGTCAGTATTATCTTTGCGCCACCAGGCCCACATATGTCGCATTAGCGCACCAAATACTCTGCTCCATTTCATGCCTTGTTCCCAATTACGTTCACCGTATTTATTAGCTCCGAATTTTAAGACAGCTGCTACACTCTCTAGTAATTCAGGAGCAAGTAACTCATAGGGCAATTTATCAGTATCAAATTTAACCCCTGCATCTTTAGCCATGGTCAGTGATCCTAGTAATTATCATGTGAATAAGTTGATCGTATGTAATAGCTACACTATTGCTATTTACAGCATAATGCGGCTACATAGGTATTAGCAATACTGCTCAAACACGCTTGTAATCATAAGAAACTGGACAGAAAATGGAGATAATATGCCAGAATCCACTGAATTTACCTTCGGGGATGAAGAATTCTTACTGATTGTGAATGCGATTATGGCACGAGAAACTCCGTTAAATCAGGAGTACGTACCTATTGTATCTATGGACGAGAACTTTGCTTTAGATCGATTAGATAGTTTAGGTATGATTATATTTTTTGTATGGTTAGCTGAGTTATTCCAGATCGATGATGATGAGATTAACATCTTTATTGCAGCTGAGGATTACACAGTAATGGCATTAAAGGCCTTTGTTCTTGAACGCTGTGCCAAATCATTCACTATGGAGGAGTTCAAGGAGCTAGCAAAACAATGCATGTAACTCATACAAATTCAGTATTCTCAGAAGATTCAGTACTGGTGGATTACATTACATTCCCTCAAAAAGTGCATCTAGTATCTGATGGTGGTATGGCTGTAGCTAAGGGCATCAAGATTATGCCTGCCGAAATGGTAGATTATGTGCTGCGAGGTCTTAATGGAGCTGAGAAAGGCACCGCAGAGTTCATTAGAGAGCTCACAAGCGATGACTCTCTTAAAGTGGGTTTAATCGTTGCTGCAGGAGGGTGTATATGGACAGGTTACACCACTGAAGTTATTAAGTCAGAATATTATCCAGCTTACCAGATTACGGCTATGGGTCTTACTCAGATATATGCAGGTCATCTATCTAACCGTATTGGTAAGTTTGAGTATGTGGCTACAGATAGTGTTAGTTGTATCAGTGGGCACTCTGCTTGGTTTTCAGCGCGTAACCTAATGAAATTAGGTATCTTAGATGCTGTAGTAGTAGTGGCTACGGATAATGGTACTTCGGAAGAGTATCTTGATGTATTTGGTGAGTATGGTTTATCTAAATTAGCTAGTGAGGAAGATGATCCACATACCATTAAATTTCGCTTAGGACAGGGCTGCAATATCACGGTATTCGAAACTGAGGATACTATGGTTAAAACAGGTAATGTCCCGATAGCACATATTACGAATATGCACGTAGCATCTGAGGTCCATACAAGCCCTCTTGGGATTTCTTGCACCGGGTCTGGGTATCGAAAGGTTATTGAAGCTGTAGATGCTTCAGATATAGATTTTGTTAAAACCCACGGGACGTATTCCATAGATAACCTGGTAGAAGGAAAGCTTATTAGAGAGTACTTTGGGGATGATATGAGAATTATTAACTATAAATTACGTATCGGGCATACTATGGGTGCATCTACTGCTGTGGAAACAGCATTAGCAATTAATGAAGAATCCGGTAAATTTCTTAGTTTAGGAGCAGGTATGGGTAATGTTTATTCGGCCGCAGTGGTGGAGATACTATAATGTTGTTTCAACATTGTAAGCTTATCCAGGAGGGTGAGGCTATACTGTTCTATCAGTATAGCCGTAAGCTAAATGGCTATATTATTGCTGGCATGCTAATAGCTCCCAATACTCCAGCTAAAATGGCGTTTGCTAAGATCTGGACATATTTTGTATCTAAGGTTGTTATGGCCGATGACATATACTGCTCGATACTCCCTAGTGCAGATAACACTATGTTTGATAACTACCTCACTTACTATGATGAGATAGATGGCTTAAAGATATATAAGGTTGATAATTTCCTTAAAGATAAATATAGTAGTTTTGCAAGGCATTTGGAGAACAAGCAAAGTGGCTGATGTATATCTTGACGACGATCAGGGCGAAACTAATTCGTCCGATCTAGTAGATTGGGAAAATCCCCCAACTCTAGCCGAGTTAAAGCAGGATCACGAGTCTGCCCAGACTTCTCATAGAGCCCATGTCATGGAGATTGATGGTTGGCTTAGGGTCTTAAAGGGTGAGCAGACCATTAACACTAAACGTGGACGTTCCAAATTAGTTCCTAAGCTAGCACGTAAACAAGCTGAGTGGCGTTACGCTGCATTATCTGAACCATTCTTATCTACCGATGATCTATTTAATACCTCTCCAGCTACGTTTGAGGATAAGCAAGCATCTGAGCAGAACGGATTAGTGCTTAACTATCAAATTAACTGTAAGATTGATAAAGTCTCATTTATTGACGAATACGTCCGTACGGCGGTTGATGAGGGTACTGTTGTTGTACGAGTAGGGTGGGAATTCGCTGAAGATGAGCGCAAGGTTTATGAACCTGTGTTTGAGCAACAGCTTGCCATTGGTCCAGATGGGCAACCTCAGATAGATCCGAACACTGGTATTCCTATGATGCAGGAAGTTCAGACGGGTCAACAAGCGGTAAACAAAACGGTTGTTATTAAGAATCAACCCGTTCTTACGGTATGTGATTATGAGAATTTAACTATTGATCCCACATGTGAGGGTGATTTAGAGAAAGCCCGGTTTATTGTATATAGCTTCGAGACTTCTTACTCTGAGTTAAAATCCGATGGTCGATATCAGAATTTAGATGATGTCAATTTCGAGTCGGCATCTGTCCTAGCTGAGCCAGATCATAAGATATCTTCAGATGAGTCTAATTTCACGTTTAGAGATAAGGCTCGTAAGAAAGTCATTGCCAGAGAATATTGGGGTTTCTGGGATATTAATGATACCGGAGAAGTTGTTAGCTTTGTAGCTACCTGGGTAGGAAGTACACTTATACGTTTAGAAGAGAATCCTTATCCTGATAAGCAATTGCCATTCGTATCGGTACAGTATCTACCCCGGCGTAAGACTATTTACGGAGAACCTGATACAGCCTTAATAGAAGATAATCAAAAGATTGTTGGTGCTGTGACTCGCGGTATCATTGATGTGATCGGCCGTAGTGCTAATGGACAGCAAGGTATTCGTAAAGATGCTCTTGATGTTACGAATGCTAGGAAGTTCGAACGTGGTGACGATTACAAGTTCAATGTTAATGTAGACCCTAGGCAAGCATTCCATATGGAGGTCTATCCAGAGATCCCTAGATCGGCCATAGAAGTTCTCAGTATGCAGAATAATGATGCAGAAGCACTTACAGGGGTTAAAGCATTTACCAATGGTATATCCGGTCAAGCACTAGGCACTACTGCTACAGGCATTAGATCAGCTCTGGATGCTACCTCTAAGCGAGAGTTGGGTATTTTACGGCGTTTATCTAATGGAATTACGCAGATCGGCCGTAAAATCATCTCTATGAATGCTGAATTCCTGGAAGATGATGAGATTATCCGGGTTACTAATGATCAATTTGTAGCCATTAATCGTAATGATCTTGGTGGCAAATACGATATTAAGCTCAATATCTCTACTGCTGAGGCAGATGAACAGAAGGCTAGTGAGTTATCCTTCATGCTTCAGACTATAGGTAATAGCTTACCGGCTGAGATGAGTTATCTGATTTTGGCAGATATTGCTAAATTGCGTAAGATGCCTGATCTAGCTCAGAGTATAAAAGAATTTCAGCCTTCTCCTGATCCTATGGCACAACAGGAAGCTCAGTTACGTTTGGCTCTATTACAGGCTCAAGTGGCTAATGAGCAGGCCAAAGGTGCAGAGAATGCAGTGGATGTCGATCTCAAGAAAGCCAAAACAATTACTGAAGAAGCGAAGTCGCGTAACATGCATAGTGATTCAGATAAGAAGGATCTGGACTTTGTGGAGCAAGAATCGGGAGTTTCTCGTGCTCATGAAGAGAGTATGGGTGATAGAACACATTCTCGTAATATGGCTAGTAAAGATTTCGATAGGCTTGCTAAACTTGACGAGGCAGCCTTCGATACGTTAAGACAATCTAATTAATGTTTATTAACAACTAACACATAAGGCAGTAACATGACTGAACTAGAGGAAGTTGATATTCAGATCGAGACAGCTAGTAAGATACGCTCGCTACGTGATAATTGTGTTAAATTGATGAAGAATCGTAATTTTAAGGATGTTATTGAAGACGGCTATTTTAAGGAAGAAGCCGCCAGATTAGTCATGGCTAAGAGTGCTCCTCTTAATGAAGAGCAGCAACGGAATATTGACGGTATGATTATTGGTGTCGGAGCTTTAGCTAATTATCTCAACATGGTTATGCGCCGTGGTGCAGATATGGATGTTGCTTTAGGCGAACATGAGCAAACCCGTGAAGAGATTCTCGCAGAGGGGATCCAAGATAATGACCGATAATCAAGCAGCGCTGAGCTTATCAGACGAAGAGTTTATGAAGCAGCCTCCTCCCGATTTTGATCAGGTAGAGGAATTGGCAGCTAACGATACAGAATCAACGGATGAACCCGTTGAGGATGTAGCCTCGCAAGAGGGTAGTGAAGCACAGGAGGAAACTGTTGCTGAAGCTGAGGAAGAGGTATTAGGCCAACCAGATGGGGATACCCGGACGGAGCCCGAACCTTTCTCCGAGGGTGAATACACAGAATCTCTTGATACTAGTAGTGATGACTCGACTGACACAGAGGATGATAGTCCGGAAACTACAGAGTTTGACTACGAAAGTGCGTATAAAAAGGTGACGCAACCTTTCAAAGCCAATGGCGCTGAAATGAAGGTTACAAATCCAGATGACATCGTTAGCCTTATGCAAATGGGCGCGAATTATCAGAAGAAGATGGCCACACTTAAGCCTAATCTGAAGATAGTTAAGATGTTAGAGAATGCTGATTTGCTTGATGAAAGTAAGCTGAATAATCTAATTGATTTGTCTAAAAAGGATCCTAAAGCAGTAGCTAAGCTTATCGAAGAAAGTGGGATAGACCCTTTAGATATAGATACGGAAGCTAAGTCTAACTATCAGCCGACAGATTATTCTGTCACGGATAAGGAATACAATTTAGACCAGGTTCTTGATGAGATCAAAGATACCGATACTTTTGGTAGGACAATTGATGTGCTGACGAAGGAATGGGACACTAATAGCAAATCCGCTATTTCAGATAACCCTGAGATCATAAGCGTAATCAACACTCACATGGGTAATGGTGTATTTGATAAGGTTAATGAGGTTTTACAGCAGGAAAAAGTGCTAGGTAAACTAGCAGGGATGTCTGATGTAGAGGCTTATCGACAAATCGCTGAGCACATGGCCTCTAAGGGACTCCTTGTACAGACTGATAATAAGGCGGAATCTTCTCCAGTATCGAGTGAGACTGAAGATAATTCGCAAGCTAATGCTGATCGCAAGAAGAAGCGAAAAGCAGTAGCTCCGGTTAAACAAGCTAAATCCCAAACTCAAAAAGAAGATAACGACTTTCTAGGTTTGTCTGATGAAGAGTTTATGAAGAAGTTTGCTAGCCGGTAACCTCGATCTTTAAGATATAGGATTATATCATGGCTAACGAAAATATGTATAACAGTCCGAGTAGTACCGCTTCTGGTACTGCCTCGGATATCGGGGCGCAAGCGCGTACCGATTACTACTACAAAAAAGCGATCATTTCTGTTCGCGACAATATGTACTTCATGCCTCTGGCTGATGTTCGTGCAATGCCTAAGCATATGGGCAAAAAGATCAAGCAGGACGTTTACGTTCCATTGCTTGATGTCCTGAATACAGGGGATCAAGGTCTTGATGCCGCTGGTACGGCTCTTACAGCTGGTACCTACTCTGCTTGGAATGCTGCTGGTGTTCTCCAAAGTTCGACTGCAGCTAATTCAGGTGCTGCTGTGACGGCTGCGGGTACCGGTGGTGAAATCGCCCTCAACGATCAGAACCTTTACGGTTCGTCTAAGGATACGGGCACTATTACCTCCAAGATTCCGGCTTTGACGGAAAATGGTGGTCGAGTTAATCGTGTTGGCTTTACGCGTACGCAGGTTGAAGCTGACTTGTATAAGCGTGGTTTCTTTACTGAGTATACTCAGGAATCTATGGACTTCGATTCGGATTCCGAATTGATGTCTCACATTACTGAGGAAGCTCTGCAAGGTGCGAATGAATTGACTGAAGCAGAGCTTCAATCTGATTTGATCACCAACGCTACGGCTAATGGTACTGCTTACTACATGGGTGGAACCACCAAGTTGACAGTTGATGAGGTCGTTACTTATACGGATCTCATGAATCTCTCGATTGCTTTGGATGACAACAAGACTCCAAAACAAACGAAGGTTATTGCTGGATCCCGTATGGTTGATACGAAGACCGTTAATGGTGGTCGTGTCATGTATATCGGTTCTGCTCTTATCCCGGCTATTCGGGCGATGACCGACTTGCATAGTGCGGCAGCATTCGTCTCGGTTGAGAAGTACGCTGATGCGTCTAATATCTTGAACGGTGAAATCGGATCTATTGATCAGTTCCGTCTCGTTGTCGTTCCTGAGATGCAGTATGACGAAGGTGGTGGTGCTTCCGCTGCTGATACAGCTGGTAACGGTCAAAATGGTGCAGACATCTATCCAATGTTAGTTGTTGGTGATGGTGCCTTTACTACGGTTGGCTTCCAAACTGACGGTAAATCCGTTAAATTTGCGGTCAATCATAAAAAGCCTGGTAAAGAGATTGCCTCGCTTGACGATCCGTACGGCGAAGTCGGGTTCTACTCGATTAAGTGGTACTATGGCTTCTTGGCATTACGCCCAGAACGTCTCGGCATTATCTGGACTGCTCTCGTCGCAGTGTAAGATAATAACCCCGTCCCCTGAGAGATCTCCCAAGCTCTCAGGGGACATCGTTATTTAAATATAGGAGTACATAAGATGGACGTTGAAAATATGGAAGCGGACGAGATTCGCGCAGAGTTGGAAGCCCTCGGGGTCAGGGTTCACCATAAGACAGGAATTGATAATTTACGTGAAACATTGCAGAAAACTGTAGATGGTACCTTGGTGTCTTCTGACGCACGGGATGAGCTCTCCTCAGAGATGAGTGATTCTGTAAAACGGTTATCTCCAGGGCAACACGTTAAGAAACTTAATAAAGAACAACGCGCTATGCGTATGCAGCGTATTGTAGTAAGTCCTAACGATCCCCTTATGAGTTCGTACAATGGGTTGATCTTTACCGTAGGCAGCTCTGCTGTTCGTAAGGGTAAAATGATTAAGAAATACGTCCCGTTTAATAACGACGATGGGTGGCATGTTCCTCAGATCATTATTGATCAGATTGAGGGTGCTCAAATGCAGAAGTTTAAGCAAGTTACTATGCCTAATGGAGAGAAGACTCTTCAGGCATATATAACCAAGAAATTTAACGTACAAGTTCTTGAGCCTCTTAGTCTGCCTGAAATAGAAATTCTAGCCGCGGCTCAAGCATCTAAGGGAGCTGCGTAATCATGACACTTACTGTCGCTGACCTCACTACAAATGTAGTTACTTCATCCGCCTTCGTGGTCACCGGCGGTGGTGTGTTCGATGATTTAATGGAGACTATCAATACGCACTTAGATGCTCAATTCAAGCTAGGTCGAATTACCGGGACGGAATACTCTACTGTATACTTAGGAGCACTGCAATCAGCTGCTCAGAATGCTGTTAGTTATGTTATTGGCCAAGAGAAAACTAACTCCGATGTCGCATCTGCTACTATCCAGGATACGTTAATATCAGCACAAAAACTAAAAGTTGATGCTGATACTACGTTAGTAACTGCTCAAGAGCTAAAGGTAGACGCTGATAAATTGTTAGTAAATCAGCAAGTAATATCATCTGCTGCAGATGATGCCTTAAAAGTTAAACAGGGTCTTCTTGTAGATGCTCAGGAACTTAAGACAGACTCCGAGAACCTAAATGTTGTTGCACAAACCACATTACTTGTTGCTCAAGAGCTTAAGGTAGACTCAGATACGGCATTGAATGTTGCCGCAGAGTTAAAAGTAGATGCTGAAAAGTTAGCTGTTGATCAAGAAAAGCTTAATGCTGCTGCTAAATCAGCTTCTGAGGTCTCCCTGCTAAATCAGAAAACAGTCACTGAATATGTCCAAACAGGGCTGACTAGTAGTGCTGGTTCGGCCACATCAACTAGTACTATGGGCAGACAGCAGCTCTTGTATCAAGAGCAAGCTAAGGGCTTTCAGTGGAACGCTGATCAGAAGTATCTTAAAACCCTTCTGGATGCGTGGGCTATCAATACATCAACTGCAGGTGTTGCAGCCACAGGTGTTACTGCTATTAACGAAACAGGTGTTGGAAACATTAATACACAAATTACTAACGCTGAGCCGACGTAAATAGGAACTACTCCTTATGGGTTTTGTGGCAGATTTCGTTGAGGCAGCGGTTGATGTTGTTGTTGCCGTTGTCGAGATCGTTATCCAAATTGTTGAAGAAGTTATAGAATTTATTGTAACTTTACTTGGTTATGATGAAAGTGTTCATACTATTGAATACTTTGAAATTCATAATTTACCCCTATTCTCGAATGTCGATACACTTAATCCCCTTCTAGAGACGATGAAAGAAGCTATCATCAGTGATAGTGATATTTCTGGTGAATTGATATATGCATCGGTATTTCGAGAATATAAAGGTGATATTCAGAAATTTATAAATCATATTGATGCTGGATCATATAATGAA